CATTTAACATGAACGGGTCGCCGTTAAACAAATTAAATCTTTTCAGAAAAGGAAGAGGAAAAGAATATAGACAAACGAAAAGAGCTATTAAAAAAGCTGTGAAAGAAACCGGAGGTTTCGTAGCCACTGAAGGCGCAGAAGGAGGATGGAATATCCAAGGAGCTGCAGGCGGTGGAACTGGCAAAATCCACAAAGGTGGACAATCAAAAAGAAGATTAGCTAGATCAGCTGCGGAAGCTATGACTTCTGGTATAGATAAAGAAACATTTTTATCTGATGCTGATAAAGGAAGTAGATTTGTTAGCGGTAGCATTGTTGGTAGCAAAAATGTAACCAAAGGAAGTAAAGAAAGAATTTCTGGCGGCGGTGATAGTGGAGATACAATAGTTAAGACTAAAAGAGCAGTAGATAAACAAAAAGGATATGGCTGGGCTGGTGGCGGTACCAAAGAAGGTACATGGCATGATGAGCCTGGTACTGTTAAAATTACTGGTACTGATGCAGAAGATGTAAGAAAGAAAAGAGCAGATTTTGTACAAGGTTTAGAATCTAATGTTCGTGTAAAAGGAGGTTTTAAAATGAAATATTCTCCATTTAATCAAGGATTTGGTTCACCATTAAATTGGAATGAAAGATCTCCATTAAATAATTTAAAGAAAGATGATAAATTAGTTCCATCTACTGAAGGAGTTTATATGAAAGAAGGGAGTTCCCCATTAAATCAAACTGAGTCAGAATGTACGGCTGCAGGAAAAGTATGGAGAAAGGGTAAAGATGGAAAAATGAAATGTTTTACCAAAACATCTGAAACAGAAACAGAAACAGTAACTGATGATGATATTACAGTTAGAGAAAAACAAACAGGTTTAGAAAACACTGAAACTGGGCAAACAAAAGAAGAAAAAGATTTAAAAGTAGATACTACAGGAATGAGTGAATGTCAAGAAAAACATGGTAAAGCAGATTATGGCTCATGTTGTGATGGTGAAAAGAAAATAAAAAATACTGGAGGTTGTCAATGTTTTGCATGTAAGAAAAAGGGTGGTAAAAAGGATACAGAAGATAAAAATAAAAATTGTGTAGAACAACATGGTGCTGGATATAAATGGGATGGAAAAAAATGTGTTAAAGAAGGCACAGAAGATAAAACTGAAACTTTAACAGAAACAGAAAAAGAAGCTGAAACTGAAGTTGCATTACAAAAGAAAAAATGTGATGAAAAAGGCGGAACATGGAAACCTAAAGGGGATGGTTCTGGAGATTGTGTAGGTGAAGCTGGCGATGAAGATGTGCAGACAAAATCTAAAGGCGGTGAAGTAACGACAAAATGTGTGAGACCTAAAGGCGGTTGTGATAAAGGTAAAAGATGGGATAAAGATGCTTGTAAGTGTGTTGCTAAGCCAGAAAAAGAATGTAATAAGACAGCTAGTGACTGTAATGACAATCAAAAGTTTGATGCAGACAAATGTAGATGTGTCAGAGATAAAGATAAAATCGAAGGGGAGAGACAAGAAAAGAAAGATAGAAAAAAGGATAAAAAAGATAACAAAGACTGTAAATGTCTAGAGTGGGATTGTGAGTAAAAAGAAATTTAAAGATACAACTGTAGGGCAGCTTCTCTTTGGGGCTGCTTCAGTTATTAACCCTACTTTAGGAAATGTGTTACAAGGAGTAACATCACCTAAAGAAGCAATAGCTGAAATTACTAAATCAAGTGTTCCAACAGATGATAAAATAAAATTACAACAAATTATTTACGAACAGCAAAATAAAGAAATTGAAGCTATAACTTCAAGATGGGAAGCAGATTCTATGTCTGATTCCTGGCTTTCGAAAAATGTTCGCCCATTAGTTTTAGTTTGGTGTATAGTTATATTTTCATTAGCTGGTATATTAGATAGTGTAGAAAGTATACCTTTCCAAATTAATTCATTATGGAATGATACTTTTGAGAAGGTTATGATGGCGGTCGTCTTAGCCTATTTCGGTGGACGAACGACAGAAAAGGCAACAAATATTTTTAAAAAATAAATTAAATTAAATTAAATTAAATCAAATGGAAAAAAAAATAAAACAAGAAGAGTTAGATAATATATTAGAATTTCAAAATAAAATTAGAACAATATGTACTAATATTGGAATTTTAGAATCTCAAAAGCACGCAGCTTTACATGATTTAGCTGGTGTAAATCAAGATCAAGAAAAGCTTAAAAAAGAAATAGAAGATACGTATGGTGCTATTAATATTAATTTAGAAGATGGTACTTATACTGAAGTCGAAAATAATGTCGAATAATATAAGAAAAATAAGCATAGGATCTGATTATAAAAATGATGCTATGCATTATTCTGTAGGCCAACAGGTTTATGGAGGACACGAGATCTCTCATATATTACATGAAGACAAAGATAATTCATATAATATTTTAATTAAAAAGAACGATGAAATTTTACCATGGAAGAAGTTTAATTCTAATATGGCAATTTCCGTTGAGTATGATTTAGAATATTAATGAACGGATTATTTAATTTTATTATATCTCCTATAAATGGTAGATATAATAATACGAAAAAAGTAGGTGATTCTGAATTAATTGTAAATACAAGTATAGAAGAATTTGTATATATAAACAGAATGGCCAAAGTAATTTCTACACCCACAGCTATATGTACTAATATAAAAGAAGGGGATACAGTTGTAGTGCATCATAATATATTTCGAAGATGGTATGATGTGCGCGGGAATGAAAGGAATAGTAGAAATTATTTTACAGAAGATTTATATTTCTGCCCATTAGATCAAATCTATTTATATAAAAATAAAAATGATTGGCAAACTAATTTAGATTATTGTTTTGTTAGCCCAATTAGAGATATTGATGAAAGTAAAGTAGAAATACTAAAACCCCAACAAGGAGTGTTAAAATATTCTAATGATATATTAACTGACCTTGATGTCCACATAGATGACCTAGTAGGATTTAATCCTATGCGTGAATGGGAATTTGTAATTGATGGACAACTATTATATTGTATGAAATCTAAAGATATTGTTATTAAATATGGCGAAAGTAAAGGAAACCAAACTGAATATAATCCAAGCTGGGCACAAAGCAGTTGAAGAATTAATCAAAGTTGCTAAAGAGCCTATCGTGGATTCAGACGATGATATATCAGCTGACAGATTAAAGAATGCTGCAGCTACAAAAAAGCTCGCTATATTTGATGCTTTTGAAATTCTTAAAAGAATAGAAGAAGAAAAAAATATATTAGAAGATAAACCTAAAGAAGTTAAAAAAGAAAAAACTTTTAAGGGATTTGCAGAAGGGAGGTCTAAATAATGTACCAACAAACTTTATATAAAGTCTTAGATGATCATATTAAACCTAAAGTAATAAAAAGGTTAAATAGATATAAGAAATGGGAATATGGTTATAATGAAGATCACGATGTAGTAGTAATTTCAAAGACTGGACAAATAGGTGAAATATACGAAATACAAAATCTTAAAATAGCTTTACCTAAAGTACCTAATAAGGTTATAAAATTTGAAAGTAATACTTGGGAAAAATCAGAATATCCAAAAGTATTAAATAGAATAAAAACCGTATTTGAATGGAAAGAATATCCAGAAGACTTTAAAGAGCAATGGCATGATTATATAGACGAGGAGTTTAAACGAAGAGAAGAAGGGTTTTGGTTTAAAAATAAAAATATTGATACATACATTACAGGTACTCATTATATGTATTTACAATGGAGCAAGATTGATGTTGGAGCTCCAGATTTTAGAGAAGCTAATAGATTGTTTTTTATATTTTGGGAAGCATGTAAAGCTGATCAAAGATGTTATGGAATGTGTTATTTAAAAAATAGACGTTCTGGATTTTCTTTTATGGCTTCAGGTGAAGTTGTAAACTTAGCAACATTAGCAAGTGATTCTCGATATGGGATATTATCTAAAACCGGTCCAGATGCTAAAAAGATGTTTACAGATAAAGTTGTACCTATCTCAGTTAACTATCCATTCTTTTTTAAACCGATTCAAGATGGTATGGATCGACCAAAAACAGAATTAGCATATAGAGTACCAGCTTCTAAATTTACGAGAAAATCAATAACAACTTTAGATTCTGGAGAATTATTAGAAGGACTAGATACAACAATAGACTGGAAAAATACTGGAGATAATAGTTATGATGGTGAAAAATTAAAACTATTAGTTCATGATGAAAGTGGTAAATGGGAAAAGCCTAATAATATATTAAATAACTGGAGGGTTACTAAAACTACATTAAGGTTAGGTAGTAGAATTATAGGTAAGTGTATGATGGGAAGTACATCAAATGCTTTAGATAAAGGAGGAGATAACTTTAAAAAATTATATAATGCATCAGATGTTACAAAACGAAACGCCAATGGACAGACTAGCTCGGGATTATATAGTTTGTTCATTCCTATGGAATGGAACTACGAGGGATACATTGATTCTTATGGCGTACCTGTCTTCCAAACACCACGAAAGCCAGCCTTTGGTCCCCATGGAGGACAGATTAAAATCGGGGTTATTGACTACTGGCAAAACGAAGTTGAGGGCTTAAAAGATGATGCAGATGGTTTAAATGAATTTTATAGACAATTCCCAAGAACTGAAAAGCATGCATTTAGGGATGAAACTAAAGAATCTTTATTTAACCTAACAAAAATCTATGAACAAATAGATTGGAACGAAGATATTAATTATAGTAACGTTATTACTAAAGGTAATTTTATGTGGGAGGATAGTGTAAAAGATACACGAGTATTATTTATACCTAACCCTAAAGGAAGATTCCATATTACGTGGTTTCCCCCTAAAAATCTCCAAAATAGCGTAATTATAAAAAAGGGGATGAAACATCCTGGAAATAAACACTTAGGAGCATTTGGTTGCGATCCTTATGACATATCTGGAACAGTAGATAAAAGAGGATCAAATGGCTCATTACATGGATTAACAAAATGGTCTATGGAAGATGTACCAGCTAACCATTTTTTCCTAGAATATATAGCTAGGCCACAAACGGCTGAAATATTTTTTGAAGACGTCTTAATGGCATGTGTCTTCTATGGAATGCCTATCTTAGCAGAAAATAATAAACCAAGATTATTATATTATTTTAAGCGCAGGGGATATAGGCATTTTTCTATTAATAGGCCAGATAAAGTTTTAACAAAATTATCAGTTGCCGAAAGAGAAATAGGTGGTATACCTAATTCAAGTGAAGATATTAAACAAGCTCATGCAGCGGCTATTGAAACTTACATTGAAACTTTTGTAGGAAATTTAGGCGAAACTTATGGGGATTTATATTTTCAAAGAACATTAGAAGATTGGGCTCGTTTTAATATAAATAATAGAACAAGTCATGATGCTTCAATTAGTTCTGGTTTAGCCTTAATGGCGTGTAATCAACATAGATATAGACCACATGCAAAAATAGAGAAACAACCAGTGGTATTAAATTTTGCAAAATATGATAATAGTTCAGGAAAAAATTTATCTAAATTAATAAAATAAATGATAACAACTAATTATAACAGTAGCTTTCCAAGTCAGGTAGTACCAGATGAAGAAAAGGCGTCGTTGGAATATGGAACATTAGTAGGACGAGCTATTGAAAATGAATGGTTCAGAAATACACGTGGAGGCGGTGATAGATTCATTGTTAATTTTAATCAATTCCATACACGTAGATTATATGCAAGAGGTGAGCAACCAGTTCAAAAATATAAAGATGAGTTAGCTATTAATGGTGATTTATCATATCTTAATTTAGATTGGAAGCCTGTTCCTATTATTTCTAAATTTGTGGATATTGTAGTTAATGGTATGTCACAAAGAAATTACGAAATAAAATCATATGCTCAAGATCCAGAGTCTCAAAAGAAAAGAACTACCTATGCTGAGACTTTATTAAGAGATATGAATGCTAGAAGCTTTATTGAAAGAATTCAAAAAGATACTGGGATTAATATGTTTAAAACTAATAATCCTGACCAGCTTCCAGAAAATCAAGAAGAATTATCTTTACATATGCAATTAAGTTATAAGCAAAGTATAGAGATAGCAGAAGAAGAAGCTATTTCAAATGTACTAGCTAATAATAAATATCATGAAACTAAAAAGAGGCTATTATATGATTTAGTTACTTTAGGTATTGCAGCATGTAAAACTAATTATAATAATTCTAATGGAATTACAGTAGATTATGTTGATCCTGCTAACTTAGTATATTCTTATACAGAAGATCCAAATTTTGAAGATGTATATTATGTTGGTGAAGTAAAATCAATTAGTATTGCAGAATTAGCAAAACAGTTTCCTCATTTAACTGTAGAGGAAATGGATAAAATACAAAAATTCCCTGGTACTCAAAATTATTTAAGAAACTGGAATGAAGATCCAGATATTATTCAATTATTATATTTTGAATATAAAACTTATTCTGAGCAAGTTTGGAAAATAAAACAAACTGATCAAGGATTACAAAAATCTATTCAAAAAACAGATTTCTTTAAACCACCACCAAGTGATAAGTTTGATAAGGTAAGTAGAAAGATTGAAGTACTTTATAGTGGTGTTAAAGTATTAGGAATAGATAATATGTTAGAGTGGAAGGTTGCAGAAAATATGACTAGGCCTTCAGCAGATACTACTAAATGTAGAATGAATTATGTTATTACAGCTCCAAGAATATATCGTGGAAGAGTAGAATCTATTGTAAGTAGAATTACTGGGTTTGCTGATATGATTCAATTAACTCATTTAAAACTACAACAAGTTATATCTCGTATGGTGCCTGATGGGGTATTCGTAGATGTAGATGGATTAGCTGAAGTAGATTTAGGTAATGGAACTAATTATAATCCACAAGAAGCATTAAACATGTATTTCCAAACTGGTTCTATTGTTGGTAGATCTCAAACACAAGATGGGGATCCTAATAGGGGAATGGTTCCAATTCAAGAATTACAAACCTCTGCTTCGCAAGCTAAAATATCTGCTTTAATTAGCACATATCAATATTATCTTCAAATGATAAGAGATGTGACCGGATTAAATGAAGCTAGAGATGCAAGCACACCAGATCAATATGCATTAGTAGGTATACAGAAATTAGCTGCTGCTAATAGTAATACTGCTACAAGACATATACTACAAGGTATGTTGTATATGAGCGTACGTATAGCGGAAAATATTTCTTTACGTATTGCTGATGTATTAGATTTTGCATTGACTGCTGAATCATTGACAAATGCTATAAGTAGATTTAATACTGGTTCTTTAGAAGAAATGAAGAATTTAAATCTTTTCGATTTTGGTATTTATTTAGAATTAGAGCCAGATGAAGAAGAAAAAGCAGTATTAGAACAAAATATACAAATGGCGCTTCAGCAACAAAGTATTAATTTAGAAGATGCAATTGATATTAGACAAGTTAAAAATTTAAAACTAGCTAATCAATTACTTAAATTAAAACGTAAGCAAAAGCAACAACAAGATCAGCAAGCGCAGCAAGCTAATATACAAGCTCAAGCACAAGCAAACGCACAAGCTACAGAGCAGTCAGCTATGTATGAAGTTCAAAAGCAAGAAGCATTAGCTCAAAAGGAATTACAAATTAAACAAGGTGAATCTCAATTTGAAATTCAAAAAATTGAAAGAGAAGCCCAAATTAAGAAAGAGTTAATGGAAATAGAATTCCAATATCAAATGAAGTTGGCTGGTATGCAAAGACAAAATGAACAGTCTAAAGAAAGATATATTGAGGATAGAAAAGATAAGCGTACAAGAATTCAAGCTACGCAACAAAGTGAAATGATTTCACAACGTCAAAATGATTTATTACCTAAGAATTTTGAATCACAAAATGATGGATTATCAGGATTAAATTTAGAACAATTTATGCCTAGATAATTATTTTATTAATTTTATAATATTTTATTATGTCAAAAAAGAAAACAGAGGTCACTAAAGTAAAGGTGCCTAAAAAAGCAGCTAATGCTGAACCAGAAATAACTAAAGTGGATTTATCTAAACCACCAGTTAAAAAAGAAGAAACTAAAAAAGAAGTTAAACCAGAGGTTATAGACCCAGTAACAAAAGTTAAAGATGCCATTCAAGAGTCTAAGTCAATTGATATGGATGAAGTTAAACCGGCCACAGATGTACAAAAGGTGGAAATCGGAAACGTCGAGCCATCAAATGAAAAATCTTCCGCACAAAGTGAAGAAAAAGTAGAAGATGTAATTCATGAAATTACTGTAGATTTAGAAGAGCCAAAAACTAAAGAACCTGAAGTTAAACCTGTGGTTACTGAAAATATACCTCCACGTCAATTACCAGAAAACGTCGAAAAGCTTGTTGCTTTTATGGAAGAAACTGGTGGGAACGTTGAGGATTATGTAAGACTTAATGCAGATTATTCTAATGTAAATGATGATACGCTATTAAGAGAATATTACACAAAAACAAAACCTCATTTAAATACTGAAGAAGTTAATTTCATTATGGAAGAAAACTTCAAAGTAGATGATGAGCTTGATGAAGAGCGAGACATCAAAAGAAAAAAACTCGCTAAAAAAGAAGAGATTGCAAAAGCAAAGAACTTCCTCGAAGATCTGAAGGTTAAATATTACGACGAAATCAAGTTGAGACCCGGCGTTACCCAAGAACAACAGAAGGCAATGGACTTTTTCAATCGCTACAAGAAGAATCAAGAAATAGCAGAAAAGCAACATAGTAGTTTTGTAAATCAAACTAAAAATCTTTTATCTGATGAATTCGAAGGTTTCGAATATAAACTAGGAGACAAGAGGTTTAGATATAGAGTAAAAAACCCAACTGAGTTAGCTGAAAACCAAAGGGATCTCGGTGCTTTCGCACAAAAGTTCTTGGATAAGGAAGGCAACGTAACTGATGCCTTGGGTTATCATAAAGCTATTTATTCTGCAACTAATGCTGATCAAATTGCATATCATTTCTATGAGCAAGGTAAAGCCGATGCTACTAGAGATATTGCAGCCAAGTCTAAAAATATTAATAGTGAAGCGCGCACAACTGCGAATGCTGATGTTAATGTTGGAGGAATTAAAGTGAGAGCAATTAGTGGCGAAGATTCTACTAAACTTAGAATAAAAACACGTAAATTTTAACAACAAAAATTAATTTGAAATGGGAGTATTAAATCCACAATTTGGTAGCTTAGTACCTTCTCAAACTCAACAAGTACTTAATACAAACTATTTACAGTTTAATAACGGTACTAACGATTTCGCTCAACAATATCTTCCTGAAATATACGAAGCTGAAGTTGAGAGATATGGTAATAGAACTCTAGGTGGGTTCTTGAGAATGGTTGGAGCTGAATTACCTATGACAAGTGACCAAGTAATCTGGTCTGAACAAAATAGATTACACATTTCATATGACTCATGTACGTTAACAGGTGTAGATACTATTGATATTAATTTACCAATAGTTCCAGGTGTTAATAATGTTATTACTCATAACATGACAGTAGTTATTATGGATCCATTAAACCCAGCTGCTACAGTTAAGGCATTCGTTGCGCAAGTAGTGGGTACGGTTTTAACAGCATATCCATATCAGCAAGCTAGCTTACAAGCTGCATTTGGTGCTGGTGCTGCAGGACTTAAAGTATTTGTTTACGGTTCTGAATTTGGAAAAGCATCTGGTTTAT